TGTTAAAAAATTCTAATAAAATAACTCCTGCTTTAAAGAAATTAGGGATTGAAGAGTTTGTTAAACAGTCTTTGGCTAGTAATAACGGAGTTATTGAATTTTCTGAAAACGGCAATAGTCAAACAGTAAAATCAAGTGATATTTTATCTAAGTTATTTGAAAATTTACCAAGTTATGGCGGACATAAACCATTAGAATTTGGTAGCGATGATGATAATATCTCAAGACAGCAGCAAATGATAGCTGATGAAATAGCAGGATATAAGGCTAGAAATGGCTTAAAATAATTTAAAGTAAAGGAGTAATAACAATGAGAAATAGAGTTAAATTTTTAGGTACAGATGAAAAGAAAGACATTGTATTGAATGAATTTATACCAAGAAAAACGGTAACATTGGCACAAGGTGAAGTTATAAAGTATGGACAAGCATTAATTTATGATACAGCTACTGGAAAATACAAAAAGTATCAATCTGGTGCTCCTGGAGGTAAACTGCCAAAAACTTTCTATGTTGGTGTGGATGAAGATGTAGATGCAACAAGTGAGGATTTAAAGATACAAGTTGTAAGGGCTAGTGATATTGATGGAACTCTTGTAATTGGAGTAACTGAAACCGATTACGCAGCACTAGATAATTTAGATAAATATGGTATCAACGTTAGATTTGATAATATAAAAAAATAAAAAATAGGAGATGATAAAAGATGTTAAGTGATATTCAATTAAAATTAATGGCATTATTTGCCGTAGTGCAGCCAAAAGTGCAAACGCACTATTTGGATAGATTTGGAAATGCGAATCCAGAATATATGAGTGATAATGAAACTATTCTTTTGAAAGATTTAAATGATTATTTAGTAGAAGCAAGTATTATTGAAAGAGGCAGTGAAATTCCTTTTATAAAGGTGAATGGAATGGAAAGTATTGCAATTACGCCTGATATTGTAGCTGCTTCTTATGAATTAAAACCTATTATGAATAACGGAACGGCAACATTTATTAACGGACAAATGGTTGATCCTCAAAAATATCAAGAGGATAGATTACTTTTAAAATTAAAAAATGCAATTTTAAAAACTAAAGAAAAAATGGCTGCAAACGCTTTCTTACAAGGAAAGTATATTCAAGCAAACTCACAAACTGAAATTGATTTTAAATTTGATAGAGCAATTGCAAAAGATGCTAAAAAAATTGATAACTGGGTTACTTTTTTCTTTGATATAATTGATGATTACGAAAGAAAAAACGGGGTAATGCCAGACAGAATTGAGTTGGGAAGAACTTTATTTGACAAGTTAATTAAAAATAATGAGTTTATTGAGATTGCAAAGGCTTATTCAAATTCAATCGGGCTGTCTGCTGACGAAAAGCAAGTTTATTTAGATTTATTAGGTCAAAGAATTTCTAAATTGAGAACAGCTCAAGACTTTAATGGTAGAGATATAGCAACTGACAATATGATTTATTTGTCAAATGATAATGCCTTAGTTCCTGTATATGCAGCACTTGAAGCAGTAGATGCAACAGGAAAACCTTTTGTATTTGTTGGACAGGAAATATTAGATGAAACAGCCGCTAATAAAGAGACTGCAAGAGCTAAAATGTTTTGTAAATCAGCATTTGCACCAGTAGTTGCTATTAAAGATTTTATTGTAAGATACGAAATTTCTAATACAGATAGTATTGCTATCGTGCCTAATTCAAAATAGTAGGTGGTAGAAATGTTGGAAAAAGTGGGAGTAGCTTCTGAAAATGGAGTTACTTCTGATACAAAGCTGGATGAAAAACTATTTGAAAAAGTGCCATATATTCCAAAGGTGGTAGCAATTGAAGTTTGCAGATATTCCAAAAGAACGGCACAAGAATTTATTGACTATATTGATAATCAGCTTATACCAGATTGTAAAACTTTTGTAACGGTATTTATAGGCGGAGAGAAGTATAGTTTTTTAGATTCTGATACAAAAAGAATATTGCAGGAGCTTTATGTAGCTTGGAAAATATACGAAAGTTTGGAAAAAGAGAAAATATCAGAAGATAAAAGAGATACGCTTTATAAATTGTTGGAAAGTTTAAAAGGAAGTTCCGAGAACAGTGGTTTAAGTCTTTTGAATGATAATAGATACGGCAGAATTTATAGGTTTTAGGAGTTGATAAGATGTTTGATGTAGTATTTAAAAAATTTAAAGAAAAGTTAAAAAAAGATTATCCTGACTATGAATTTTATATAACAGATGATTTGGAAGCGGAAGATTTTGTAATAAATTCTGTAATATGTGAAATATCCAATATCACAATTAGCAATGCAAAACATTACAATGCTACACTGAATTTTTATATCATAAAGCCTAAAGTACAAGATGATTTAGGAAGTTTTATTTTACAGGCATTAGATATTCAAAAGAAAATACAGGATTTAGATGAGAATAAAAAAATATTTTTTGCACCTAAAATGGAAATGCAGTTTGGGGAACTGAGAGCGAAAGAGAAAAAAGAAACATTAAGGGTATGTTTGATAACAGGAGTGTTTGATACCTCTTTTCCAATGAAGTACGTAATTGATAATAAAGAGAAATACAAACCTGTTGAACATATATATCTAAATAACGGGAAATAAAAACATAAGACTTAATAATTTCAGTCTTATTGACAAAGGAGAGGATTGGAAATGAATGGAAGTCCAAAATTTGTTTTGGAAATTGAAGAAAGAGCAGGAACTGCAATAGCAAGAAGTGAACAGGGTGTTGTTGGTGTGGTACTGTTTGATAGCACGAAAGACACAGAAAAACACATTTATGTCAGTAGAGGAGACGTATTGCAGACAGACTGGGACAATGACAATTACAATCTTTTAAAAGATTTGGCGTTTGTAGGAAGTCCATATAAGGTTATAGTTCGTAGAGTGAAAGAAGACGCTAGAGATAGCGTAAAAATAACTGACATATTAAGTGATTTAGAAAATGATGTTGACAGCATTGTTATACCAAAAGCTACCGAAAGTGAGACAGATGATTTAATTAGCTATGCAAAAAGTCGGCATAATACAGAACTTGGTAAATCGGCATTAGACTTTAATCAGGCACATTTTTTTACGTTTGTAGCAAGCGATAAAGTGCCAGATCATCACGCTATTATAAATAATGGAATAACAGGAGCAGTTGTAAATGGGCACGAATACAGTGATAAGGAATTTGCGTTGGCTATAGCAAGTCTAGAGGCAGGATGTCCTATTTCAAGAAGTATTACAAATATGAAAATGGGATTCTTGGATAAATGTGATATTCCAGCAGAACCAGGTAAAATTACAAAAAAAGGTAAAATTGCGGTGAGCGTTCAACGTGACGACAGCGGTATTAGCTACTATGTAATTAATCGTGGAGTTACTTCATTTATAACACCTGACACAAAAAAACAGCGTAGATTTAGTAAAGTTAAAGTTGTAAGAAGTTTATTTATAATTACTGAAGACTTGAAAAAATCTTGGAATGATTATAAAGGTGCGAGATTAAATGGTTATTTAAATAAAATGGCTTTTTTGAATGCGGTTAATGCTTATACTCAAAGCCTTATGAACCAGGGAATACTTGATCCAGATTATTCAAATACTTTTGATATTGATATAGAGCAGCACAAACTTTATTTAATGACAGAAAAAGGTATATCAAGAGATGAAGTGGATAAAATGAGTGAGGCAAGATTGCGTAGAATTAATACGGTTGATGTTGTTTATGCAAGATGTGATGAATTAATGCCGCTTGATTGTATGGAAGACTTTTATGGAAAAGCGATAATTCAAAGTTAGGAAAGGAATGATAAAGAATGGATATATTTAAGGCAGATCAGGTAATTTCTGGTTCACACGGTACTCTTATGATTGATGGGCAGGTATTTGCAGAAGTATCTGAGGTGAAAATAGAAACAAAAATAGAAAGAAAAGACGTATGGCTCCCTGGAGGACAAAAAGGAGAAAAAATGGTTGGAGCTAGTGGAGAAGGTGTTATTAAAAGATATAAATTAAACTCAAATTGGTTCAAAAAATTTACAAAATTAGCTAAAGGAAACGAAGTATATTTTGAATTATATTTCCAAATAGATGATCCTGATGTAGCAGGAGCAGAAGCTATAAGAATTACGGAGTGTTGGAATAAAGATGGATTTTCTTTAGAAGCTAAACGTGGAGAAGAGATGAATGAAGAGCTAAAATTTGGATTTCTTCCAATAAAACTTAAAGCTGTTGAGTTAATTTAGAAAGAAAGGAGTAAACTATGGATTTAAAAGAATTGCTGAAAAAACGTGAAGAAGCAAGTAAATACAGAGAAGAAAAATCAACAATAGAATTTGCTTTAAAAAGTTACAAAGATACTAAATTTAAGTTAAAGGTTCCTGATTTTCAGGAATTTGTAAATTTATGTACCAAAATGGGCATTACTGACTTTAGTATTGCTAAGAAGGAAATGCAGCGGATATTTACTGAAAAAATCACAAAATCAAATTCTATTATATGTGAAT